GCTTTGAGATCGGCGCGAATGTCGTCGGTCAAGACCTTGGTTGTGGTTACTTCTTTAAGGTATTTCCTAGCCAAATCCGGCACGCCTTCGCTGTCCACTTCGGCAAAAATATCAATCGGTGCTTTCCCTCCGGGGTTCTGGACGTTCAAGGTATGTTTTGTGGTTTTGACTTTTGGGATGTTTGAGGATTCCATGGCATGTTTTAATAACTCTTTGACTTTATCAGCCTTTGCAGAAAACTGCTTCGCCATGGCCTGCAGCCTTCCAGCCTCAAGCTTGAGAGTTTTTTCCTGAGCGATAGCATCTTTGATTATATAAACAAACTCATCAGCTCTTTCGGCCAAGTTCTCTTTGATATCGTCATAAAACGATTTCAAAGCGTCCTGAACGGCCGCGGAAGGGCCTTCGGCCTCACCTTGAACACCAGAGGCCAATGTTTCATTCTGCTCTTCAGTATAGAGGTCCCATGCGCTTGCAAAGCTGTCGGGGGTTCCGAACGATGTCAGCTCGGGCTTAACTAATTTCAATGCTGTGTTCATAAGGTGGTCTCTCTTCTATCGCTCCCATGGCGGTTTAGTTTTGGTTGATGACGTAGTTGCTGGTTTGATGGTTTTTTTTGCCTGAGGCTTTGCCTTTGTGGTCCCACTGTCTGGCTCAGTACCAGCAGTCGCTTCTTTTTCTTCTTTTTCTTCTTCTGCTTCTACTTCCTGATCCGGGTTAGCTGGCTTGTACGTCCGGACTTCGTTCTCAGCTTCACGATCACCGTCACCAGCCTTAACTTTGAGCTTGACGATAATTATTTTCTCGATCAGTTCCTGGCTGTCGGTAATCGCAGCCAAGCCAAGGGCCTGCCCAAGAGCGGCCAGTTGCTTAATGCCAATCTCAACGCATTTCGAATTTGGGTTGCTAAGGTTAATGTTATCAAAGACTTTCCGGCCCTCATATTCTTCTCCAATAACAGAAAGCTGAAGTTTGAGATATGATCCATCGCCTTTTTTAGTCTCTTTTACTTCTGCTTTCTCGATGAACATGTGGTATTCACCAGGAGGCAAAGGTTTAAAGTCTTCTGTCTTTTCATGCTGGCCTGGCTCGAAAGCGTTCCCACCATAACTATCTGAAATATCGCCCATGGTTCTACTCCTTATGTGTTGTTATTATTTAACTACCTTAGTCAATGCTTTCATAAATTCATTCCAGTCAAGAGGCAGTTCATATGGCAATCGGCCATAAGGGCCACGACCACCACCCGGATGAGCTGGTCTTTTCTGGGTGAACAGAAATCGGGATCCACCAGTTACGTCAATACCGCGTTTCTTTTCCTGTCCAAACCCTTTGTCTTCTTTCTGCACCTTAACTTTAGTGTTGCAAAACAGAATTACATCTGCCCAACGAAAAAGCATATTTACGGCTTTCTCGTTAATGTCAAGAATGTACTGATCGTAGCTGTCACCGGATGGATCGTCAAAGCGTTTAACCTTAACATGTCCGATAATAATACTGGACATCCCTTTGTGGCTTCTCAGGGCGTCCAACCCTTCTGTGATCTGTCTCCAATAGTTCACTGATTCGGTGTATCCTTTGCCATACCCACCGCCAACGGCCTCAATATTCTTTACGTTTGCAGCGTCGCAAACAGCGTTCCAGACAAGAGGCTCCATCGCGCTTGCGCTGTCTAAAACTACGGTTCTGTGCTCATGTTCTTCGGAGTAAAGGGATCCAAGTGCTTCGATAATATCTTCAAATTTATTGCAAACTGGAAACTTTGGGATTTCCAAGTCGTCTGCTCCCTCTTCACCTTTCATCGATAATAGGATAGGAGCGTTCAAGCCGGTCTTGAATATTTTATTGTCCTTAAATTGCGTTCCGCAGGAAAAGGTCGTGTTGTGTGTTACGACCAAATCTCGTCCCGCTAGATAGGTGTGAGAGGGTGAATCGACGGATATACATTTAACAGGGACGGACTTTACAGGTGTAACGGAGACGATAGCATCTTTATTGGCTTTCCTTCTGGAGTTTTTTGTTTTAAAGCAGTTAAACTTAAACTTTGAAAACCTAAAAGGATTTTCTTTCGGGAAAAATGCTACACGAAAATTGGGCCCACAATCTTTGCCATTAAGTTTTGCACGACATCTTGTAATAGATGCTTTGACCCCGAGAGATCGAAGCAGTTCGATAAATCCGTCACAGAGACACTCTTTGACCGTTGAGAATTCACACTGGCCTTTGTTGTTGTCGTAGCAACATCCGTCAGTATCCATGAGCCCAGCCAGCAAGCTTCTCCTGTCTTCTTCGGTACTTTCCCAAACTGAAGCATGGGGGATGTGCTTATTGCCTAGCAGGTTTCTGTTTCTTAGTTTTACTTTAAGACCTAAGATCGTAGAAGTCTTGCAGCCAGCAGTTTGGTATGGTTTACCAGTTGATCCCAAATTATTTCCAATTAGAGCGTCCCTGTCTGATATTGTTACTCGACCATCGCTAGAACTTCCATCTCCGAGCCAAACTCCCAAAACATATGGGTCAATGCCTATTACTGAAGTCTTCTTTATCTTGAGCGGGAGCGTGATTGGGACTGCATGATTGTAACGATCTCCGTTGGGAGGTCTAAGGGTCTTAAGGATTTGGCCTGTAGTCAACACTCGTTCTTTATTGTCCCGTATCGACCTTGTGAGCCATTGATGCTCTTTATCGGCTATCAATGAGGCCCCGCTCTTAAACTTCACTTCATAGCAGGTTCGTTTTTCCATGATACCCGTCACATCGGTAACGCGTACCATGCTGCCGTCTCTATCAAAGACATAATCCCCTCTTTTAATAAATTTCAGTGGTTGCCATCCCCTGTTTGTAAAAATTGGGGTATTGTAGTCGAGAGCCTTCCCGATCTTTTCAACACCTAGAACCAGGATCCTTGGTGCTCTTAAAATTGTTTCTTTTTTAATACTGTTAAGGTCAAACGTCATTGTTAGTAACTCCTTCCCTTTCCTCTTTTAACTGCTGTTTGGCGAATATAATGATTTTAAGCTTGCTAATATCACCCCACCTAATTCTATGCGCACACGATTGAATGTACTGGAGTAGCAAAAAAGTTCTTGACGATCTTACACAGGTAGAATGTTTGTTTTGACCTAATTTAGAAAGAAAAGTCCTTTCGTTCGACGTTGTGTATCTCATACATCACCTCCAAAAATTCGGCATAAAAAAAGACCGAAATTATAAAGCGGTGTGTGGCCTGCTTCGTAGAAATCGGTCTTTTTTTATGCCTATTGTTTGTTTGATCATTAAATATCCCCACACGGAATCAAAGTTTAAGCCCGATAAAAACACACTTTCAAAAGTCTGTCAAGATTTTATTTTTCATTAAAAATTTTATTTAGATGTCGCATTCTCTTCCAATAACTTTTAGTACCTACCTTCCTGCCTGATCGCCTACCGTCAAGAGTAAATATCCAGCGATTCCTGAAAGCAGCTGCAACAAATTTAAAATCATCCTCATACTGTGGGTTGTTATGAATCGCGTCAAGAAGCTCTTCTTTCCGAGCCGGTGTAATGTTTGGGTTTGTTAGCTGCCATGCAGCGTTCCGGATGATCTGGACATCGCCTTTTACCTGGTCGTCAACTTGTGCCTGAGTTAATTTCAGCTCATAATACATCGCAAGAGATGTCGGGTCCGGATCAATTTCGTTTTTACGTTTCTTTATCAGCTGGTCCCATGCCTGTGCTCTTTCTTCTTTACTGGAGATAGAAAACACATTAACTGCCTGGTCGAATGATAGCCTTTTAAACGATGCTTTAAACGGAGACATTTTGGCCGTGGCTTTGATGTTTTTCTGCTGTCTGGCCGTAAATCCCTCGTAATCCTCTGCAGGGATTATTTTTCCTTTCCGGATGCTATTGATTATCTTTCTGCGACGATCTGATTCCTCAGCGTCCGCATGAGAGATGTTACTGCGACCTCCTTTTTCTCGGTTGTAGTCAATCATCCTCTTCTGAGCCGGTGATCTCGTGATATATGCGGGAGCCGGCGATATTCCGGACGCTCCTATGATCCATGAGACGGACGTTTTCTCTCCGTTCTCATGTAGCTTCATACCGTTTCTAACAGAAAATGGCATGAACATGTTTTCAACAAAATAAAGCGATCCTTGCGCTAGTCTGGTTAAAGGATCACCTTCTTTGATCTGCCGCCCAAAATAATCTTCATTAGTGAGGAGGTCAACTGCAGTACCCCACAAGGGGTTCAGTTTATGTGTGAGCGTCTTCCATGGCTGTGTCATCCACGCCACTATGTCTTTAGAATAATGTGGGTTAGAAAGCCGCTCAGGGCTTCCGTCGGTATTCTTGCGGCCAGTTTTTGGAAAGTAAAGGTCCTTTGGTTCTTCTGGCGGTTCTCCAGTAAAAAGATATTGAAGCAACGCGCCCTGAATGGCGTAAGAGATCCCAGCTCCGAAGGCATAACCCATTCTGCGAGTGACAACATCCTGATCGTTGCCAATCCTTCTCCAGAACGTCGCAGCGTCCACTGCTCCGCCTCCAAACTCCCTTATCGATCCCAACGTCCAACCAGGAGCACGAAAGGCCAGCATAACGATCTCCTTGACCGTCCTGTTCCAGTTCAGGTTATCATACCGGAGTTGACCCATCCTGTTATCAACATTATCCCATGCACTGGCAAGTTCTGACTGTATCCGGATATCGTCCCAATCCTTTTTATTGGCCTGTTCATAGACATCGGAAGCCATATGGTAAAAGATCCCTAATTTAAGGCGCGGTACCTCCATCTGCATGATCGGAATAGAAAGTCCTTCGATCAGAGCCATGGAAGCATGAATCGGTGCTGCCATCGCACCCTTAACTTTGCCAGAAGCATCTTTGCTAAATTTAACATCTCTCAGGGCCTTAAGTAAATTGCTCCCGGCATTATTCCTGTATGCTGCATCCATGGTCGCACTACCACCGCCATCAATTACGGCCTGAACAATTTTTCTCATAAAAGGATCTTCAATCTCGCTAAGTTCCTGCCCCATGGCCTTCATTACTTTGTCGCCGGTAAGATAATCTGAAACCGGAGCTTTCCATGATTTCTTCACCCATTCGTCGATTGCACCACTAACATCTCCCCTTGAGAGTTTCTGCAGGCCAAGACCAATGTGCGTATTTATACTGTCTGATGCCACATTAATTCCGTGAAACGCGCTTAAGCCGTGACTTGCCATCAGGGTAACATTCCGCAATTTGCGAAGGCCGTCATAGATGTTTCTGGTGATGAGACTTGGGCTCGAGCCAAGGCCCGGGGAAAGATGTCTGTTAAGAATTGTTGCGGCTTCTTTAGGTACGGCCCACTTCCCAATTTCAAGAACTCCCGGTTGAGTATGTGTTGACGATCGGGTCCCGAGAACTACCGATCTGTCAAGATTCAGCAGTGGTTTTACAATATCGTTATCATTTAAGAAGGTTTTCCATGCTGCAGAGATCTTCGGGGCAACCTTTGCCATTTTCTCCGGAGCTGCAAGCCATGCTTCAAGAATTACAGCTTCCTTCTCTTCTTTTTTACGGCGGTACCTTTCCCTCGTTTTCCCAAGATCTCCCAGGGTCTCGTCTCTGAGATCAGCTAGGGCCTGAAATTCTTTCCGGATCGCAGCACGATTAGCAGTTTGCTCGAATTTTATGGGCTGTCCTTCACGTTTACCGCTTTCATGTACGCGGCCGATCGTATGGTCGCCATGCAGCATGTAATTAAATAAATCGTACTGGTTTCCGATCTGATGGCCTATTTCATGAGCCAGCACAGATGTTGGTCCTGCGAATCGAGTCTCTATTTTGTTTTGACCGGGATATGACAAACCCCATACTTGACCGCGCATTTTTGCTACACGTTCATGGGAAACGCCCATTCTGGTCGCTACGCCCATGAGTTGGTCCACAAGAAGCTTGTCATATGCTTCAGGGAGGGTAAGCTCAGGTGTCACCTTAACTTCCATATCCGGATCGTCAATAAACTCCCATCCGGCCTTTTTATAATTCTTCTCTAATGAAGACGGAACGAATACAGCCATGCCCAGCTCTTTAAAATCCTGTTTGATCCTCTTGCCGGCAACGAAACGATTCATCTCATGAAGTCTTAAAATTGTCATCTCAACCGGATTGTAATGGGCCAACTCAAGGCCAGCATCAAGGCCGTCTTTTAACGTGAGATATTTTCTTTTATGAAGGAAGCCTTTCGGGACCAGTCTTCTTTTAGACAGTAATCCGGAAATCACGTCAGAGGCATGTTCTGGTCTTTTAAATAAGTGAGGGAAATAATTTTCAATATAATCTTCTAGTGCACCAAACTCCTGAACCCTTTTACGGCCCTTGTCCAACATTTCACGCAGGAGTGCTGCAGCGTCATCCAGTTCTGTTGTTACTTGAGGACGCGCACCTTTTGGATCCTCCATCTTGTCAATAAAATCAACGATGTCCTCCGGAGCCATCCAGTGAAACTGTTTGCCCGTCTCATGAAGCTTGGCCCGTGTCATCTCGTCAAGCTGAGCGGCTTCTGCGGTTCTTTTTCTTTTAACTAATGCCGCGACTTTTCCAATAACCCCACGTTTATGAGGCATAAGGATCTCCATTACATTGTCGGCAACTTCCCCTGCAGTCATTTTTGCCTGGGCAACTTTAGTCAGGATCTCGTTTGAAGGTTCATTCTGGGAATAACTGTCATCATCTGAAACTGCGACGTTTGCGTTTCCGGAGGATCCACCGCCTTTTTTCTTCTTGTCGTCGGGCAGGTCAGTCTGCTTACCCTGTTTCTTTTTCCTTACTTCGTCAAACTCGAAATCTTCGCCTTTTGCGTCTTTCTTGGCCTGTTCCAAATCTGCTGCAGCGTCGCCATCAGTTTCGGTCTTAAACATTTTAGGCTGAACAGGCTTTGCCTTCTTTTTCTTACCCTTGTTTTTTTCTTTTTGCTGTTCGAGAATAAGAGGCTCTTTGGTGATATCTTCTCCGGCCTCTATTTTTTTATTTAGAGCGTCCTGCCCTTCCTGTAAGCTTTTGTCGAGATCCTCAATGGTAGGTTTTTTCTTTTCCTTGGAAAGAATATCTGCAGTCTTTACCAACATGTGTCCGATGTGCTCATGTTCTGTGTTGTTGCCAGTCTTCGGGTCCTCCATTGACCAGCGGCCATCTTCTTTCTTGGTCCCCCTAAACCTGTCATTGATGTGGAGCCCTCTTCCGCCCATAACCTGTCTGATGTCAAGATCGTCAAACATGGCAATCTTTTCTAGCTCAGTTTCTGTCAGATTAGGCTCTTTTTTTTCGTCCTTAAGCTCATAGTCTTCCCGTTTTTTGTCCGGAGCTACTTCTTCACCCGCAGGCTTTTTAACAGCTTCTTGCTTAAGTTTATCAATCTCCCGCGCTTTTTTAGCAGATTCAGCTTGCAAGAATTCCTCTTCGAAGTTGTCTTCTTTGCCCTGCTCAACCTCTTTTTCTATTTCAGCTTTCCGTTTGTCTTCACCCTCAAATGGTTTCTGCTCTTTTCTGTTGTCAATTTTTTCGTGATGTTTAAGCCTCTTGAGCTGTCGTTCTTTTATTGCCAGTTGTGTCTTTAAGTCCCTTTCTTTTTCTTGCTGTCCAGCGAACCATTTTATAGTTTCGTCGGCGGCTTGATCTGCCTCTTCTTTGGAAAGCCCAGCTTCGATGCTATCTCGGAGAACTTCTTCCCGTATGCTTTCTTCCTGAGATCTCTCAGCTTTGCTAATTGCTGTTCGTTCAATGCCTTCATCTGTTAGCTCCTTACTAATATAATTTTCATACTCCTGTTGTTGAATATCGGCCTCATCAGATGCCTTCTGTGCGATGTCTCCAATTGCAGAGACTTCTGTTCCGGAATAAGATTCCTCCATTTTCTTAAAAAAGTCATCGATGTCAGCTTTTCCATGCTCATCTGTCTTGATATATCCTGCTTCGGCCAGAGATTCTGCCATATGGTCAATACTCATTCCACCTTTTTTCCGGAGAACAGGTCTTCCAACCATTTTGGTGTTAATTCGTTTATCTTTTGACATGTCAGAGATTATGGATCCCCATTGTCCATGAACATCATCAAAGTCTAAACCGCCGACCTTTGAAATGTGCTGCAGCATAGTGTCGGGTTTCTTAACCTTTAAGCCTTTACTTTTAATTTTGGATCCGATTTTGTTTCCCGGATCCTCTTTCTGCCTTTTTTCAATTGCAGAGATCAATTCAGTTTTTTTCATGTTAGTTTTAAGGCCAAGCCCTTTGGCCAGTGCTCTAATTTCTTTAAATGGTTTCGCCTGCAGGTCAGAGTTTGGTAATACTTTGTCAAGCTGATCTTCCAGATCTGCCGGTTTTTTGTCTTGCACGGCTTCTTGCACGCCCTGTGGAAGTTGCGTCTCATCACCGGCAGGTTTTATCTTTTCCTGCACTTCAGCTACAGTTTTATCCTCTTCCTTCGCTTGCACGGCTTGCACTTCAGGTGTAATTTTCTCACTCCCACCAACTCCCACCTCCTCTGTCGTGGGAGTAGTTTCTTCCTCTTCTGACGCCTCAGAAACCAACCCTCTCGCATTGTCAGCAAAAGCCGATCGATCTTCTTTAGACATCTCCGGGAGACCGTATTTTGCAAAAACCTTCCGGGATGGTTTTTCTTCACGGGCCAACTCTATTGCTTCCCCTGGGTTTTCTGAAACCCATGTCGCTGTCCCAAGCTCGGTCTTTAACACTTCTTTCTCAATTTCACGGCCTAAAGCGATTTCTGTGTCCTCTTTTGACTTAGAGGCGCGATGGAGCATGTTTTTCGTAGTTTCTTTGTCAAGGCCATATGTGTTTGCAAGGGAATCAGTGAAAGCATCACGTTCTTTTAGGTTTTTTTGACCTTTCCATCCTTGATACGTCCCGGTACCACCAACAGCAAGGAAGGTCTGCATTATCGTGTCAATAGCCGTGTCCCAAAGTGCCTTTGGTTCCAAGGCGTTCGGGTCAATATCGCTTATTTTCCTATTTGCGCTATGAAGCCCTTCTGTGATTAACTCTTCCGGGGCCTCACGCCCAAGACTTTTCCCGATGTCCTTCATTACCTGCTTAAAGCCTGCTCTTATGATTTGTTTTCCGCCGCCAAACATTGACTCGAAGCCGCCCCAGCCAAGTTTTTGAAATATGCTGGCAACGGCTCCCTCGATTACTGCAGCCCGACCGGCATAAAGTAAACGATCTGAACCTTCAAGACCTTTGTCTGTAGCAGTAGTTAAAGCATCATTTCCCTCAAAAAGAGAAAAACCGGCAATGATCCCATAAGGACCAGCTCCAGCAAGTCCTGCAGCGGTAATCACAGAGTCAGCTGCACCCCTGACCCATCCGACACCTCTTGCGCCTTTTCTACCAAGTTGTTCTATATCTTTCTGCCGAACGCCCTCCTGAAAAGTCTGGTTGGACCGAATCATCTCATCTGCAAGCTCAGGATTGAAAGGCCGATTAGTAAGTGCGGCAACCTTTGAGATTGTTCCTAAGCCAAGAGCTGAAACCTGCCTCCCGACAAAATTATCAGGAATTAAAGAGATGTCTCTTTCCGTCCGTGCCTGGTCGAGTTTACGATCGTTTCCCTCAATCCGCATATCAGCTGCAGCAGACGCATTTTCAGCTATTTGTGCTTTCAGGATCGCATTCTCAAAGCCAACAAACTGTTCGGTGTATTTCTTTTTGTCAGCGTCAGACTCTCCGGCTACAAGATCCTCAGCTGTCAAGCCCATGTCCAGAGACTGCCGTACAAAGTCTTCAGAGAAGTTCTCTTGTCTCATTTTTATGTCGCCTCTTCTGTACTGTCTTTAAGGAGTTGAAGTCGTTTCAGGTCCGCTTTTTCTTTTATTTTCAGTGCATCTTCCATGTCTTTGAGGCCGTTGCGTTTCTGTTCAAGAGCCTTAATCTCTTCCTTGGCCTGTTTCTGCCTTGCATCACGGGTCCCGGAACTAAAATATGTCTCTTTTTTACGTTTGCTAAAAGGCTTCTTCTTAGAGCCTTGTTTTCCGTGAGCTTTAACCTCAGTGGCAAGAGCTTCTTTTGCCTTAGTGAGTTCATTTTCCAGAGAATCCAAGCTTTCAATCTGTCCGTTCTCGGATCCGATCCTGAGAGCGTTTAGCTTGTCCCTTGATGCCTCAACCGCTCCAGCAGCCTTGTTCCATGCGATTTTAAGTGCAGGCTGGTCATAAGCTTGTGATGGAGCAGGGAAGTCCTTAACTTCGACCACTTCCTGTTCTGCGATAGTTGCCTCCGGGCCTTCTTGCTGAACGCCATCTGGTTGCCCCTCTACAGGCCCAAATCCGCCTTCTGACAGACTTTGCTGCATCTGCCCGACATCTTGTTGCTGAGTACCAACTGGTTGTCCCTCTGTAGGCCCAAATCCGCCTTCTGCGCTAGCATCTGAGAGTCCTTTCGCACGGTCAACTATCTCCTGCACTTGCCCGACACCATCTGGCTTCGGGCCGTAGCCAATCATCTTAAGCCTTTGCTGATAATATTCATTAGCCTTCTCAGGATTCACTACGTTTGTGATCGAATCAGTCGCCAGATCAAAGGACTGCTGACTAATGTCGATCTTGTCTTTATCGCTAAGGCCCCGTTTTTCAGTATCTTTGACTTCGGTATTCCCCTCTAAATCCATGCTAAATTGTCGGTTGTTCCCTTCGTCAAACCAGACATCTCCGGGGCCTTGCCCTTTCGGATGCCGGGAAGGATCTTGCCGCTTAAAAATAGGTTCTATGTTTGCCGCTTTAGCTTCCAGCATGCGAACAGCTTTAACTTTTTCATCAGGACTAAAATCAGGATTGTTCTGGACTTTATAGATTTCGTTTCGTAGTTTCTCTTCATCATGTTTCTGTTCTGCAGTCAGCTCATAGTCAAACATGTCACGGTCAAGGCCGGCATTAAAGAGAGTATCTTCACGGTCAAATAATCGGTCGCGATCGGACTCATTAGCACTAAAAGATTGCTTTCGGTCTAGCAGTTCCAGTTTATTAGCATTCCGATTTTCTTCAGTCTTAGAAAGGAAATCCTGCCGGCTATTCTGCCGAGTCTGCCGGTCTAGGATATCTAACCCTTTTAATTTTGTTTTTCCAAGTTGTTCACCTCGTCCTCCTGCGAATTTTGCGCCGAGTACCGATGCAGGGTTTGCTCCATGTTTCATTTCGATAGCCATTATTTACTCCTAAAAAGTTAAGGTCGATTTTTACAGAACCTGTATCGTTGGTTCTTCCGCTTCTTCAGGGTCTTCCCAAGTTACATCCTTCACACGGTAACGAAGAAAGCCGCACCCATCAGGGATAAAAGTAACATACATGGTGAAATACTCTCCAGGCACAGCATTAAACCCCATAGCGTTCAGCTCTTCCAGGGTAATTACACTTTCAAGAGTGATATCCTCCCCCAAAGCTAGGCCCGAAAAAACGTTGTGATTTTCAAAATACGGCCCATGAAAAACTATAGGGTCAAAAGTATCAACAACCTCACCAAAAACCACCTGTGTTTTTCTTTGCAGGTTGGTAAAATCCGGCCAGGACTCATACATGTAATAACCTGGGCCAGGGTTCCACCCGTCATCATCATAGTGAAGACAGAAACCTCCGTCAGGGCAAGTGTAAACCCCAGTCTCTCTTGGTTCAACGAGACAGGCCCCGTCTTCCTCTGGAGCGGGGGTAGGCTCCTCAATGGTAAGGACAGTTGGTGTTACAATAGCGACATCATGACTGGACAACCTCCAGTCATGAAAAACAATTCCCCGCTGATTTTTATGTAATCTCCAAACATATTTTACCTGCCTGGTTCCCCAACGCCAATCAACTGTATTGTTTGTCTGCAACCACCATCCGTCTGGAGGTATTCTAGGGTCTTCTGAAGTTCCTGGCCACACGTAAAGCCAATAATATGTAAAGTAAAGGGTAGAATAAAGATATTGACTATAATAAATATTGTTGCCATAAAAAATATTCTCACTACCTCGAACTCCCAATGGAGATCTGTAACAAACACCTAAAGGGCTTCTGCCCGGAGCATCAATCATGCTTCAGCCTCCGCCGCCCAACATCGCCCAGCATTGTTCAAGTCAACCCAATGCTCTTGAAATTTTACAGCAATAATTTGCTCTCCGATTAAATATGGCGGAGTAATAAATTGGTCTTCTTCTTCTCCGTCATATTCGCCATCATCTACCCCGGTAGCTGTGCGACTAAAATTG